TCAAACTGGTAACTGGGAAGATCTTGGAGGTCCAACTCCAGAAAACTATCGTCCCGATGATGATTCAGCAAAACTTAAAACTCCCGGTGCAACACTTAAGCAAGTTAGAGATGTTGTAAATAAGGGTGCTAAATCTGCAGAAGCAATGCAGAAGATGAAAGAAGAACTCGAAGACGAAGACGAAGAACTTTTAGAAGCCGCTAAAGAGGAAGACGACGAGGAAGACGACGAGGAAGACGAAGAAGAAGATAACGAAGAAGAAGATAACGAAGAAGAAGACGAAAATAAAAGCAGGAAAAAGAAAAAGAAAATGGAAGAATCAATCAACATCGAAGAAGATGTTGATGCCCTTCTTGCTGGAGAAGATTTATCCGAAGAATTCAGAGAAAAAGCAAAACTTATCTTTGAATCCGCAATCAACTCCAAGATTTCGGAAATTTATGAATCATTAGAATCACATTACGAAAATCAACTTCTAGAAGAAGTTGAAGAAATTAAGTTTCAACTCGTAGAACGAGTTGATGCATATCTTGAGTACGTAGCCGATGAATGGCTACTAGAAAATGCTCTAGTAGTAGAGCAGGGTCTCAAGACTGAAATGACCGAATCGTTCCTACAAGGAATGAGAAGTCTTTTTGAAGATCATTATGTAACAATCCCTGAAGATAGATATGATGTACTTGAGAGTATGGTAGACAAACTTGATGAAATGGAGACAAAACTCAACGAGCAAATCGAAAGAAATGTTGCTCTAAATCAAAGACTAGCAGAGTCGGTTGCAGATGTAATCTTAAGTGATGTTTCTGAAGGTCTAGCGACTTCTCAGAAAGATAAACTTGCTTCCTTATCTGAAAGTGTTGAGTTTGAAGGTGAAGCAGACTATCGTGAGAAAATAGCAACCCTAAAGGAAGCATACTTCCCTAGAACTTCTATTTCTCAAAGAGATTATTCAGAGAACATGTCGGAAGGAAACGACTATGAACCAATTTCTGGTTTAATGGAAGGTTATCTTCAGACTCTGAGCAGAGTTTCTAAAAAGTGATCTTTAAATTATAAATCAAACTAACAATTTCCTAAGAGGTAAAACAAATGCAAATGTTCAATGCGGAACAATTGCAGGAAAAGTGGGCACCACTCCTTAATTATGGTGGTCTTGATCCAATCAAAGATGCACATCGTAGATCGGTAACCGCTGTCCTGCTAGAAAACCAAGAAAAATTCCTTCGTGAAGAAAGAGAGTTTCTTTACGAAACACCAACAGTAAACACCAATAGTGGTTCGTCAGCTGGGTTTAGTGGTGGTGCAACTCCAACTGGTCCTGTAGCAGGTTTCGATCCTGTTCTAATCAGTCTCATTCGTCGTTCTATGCCTAACTTGGTCGCTTATGACCTAGCAGGTGTTCAGCCAATGAATGGTCCTACTGGACTTATCTTTGCTATGCGTTCACGTTATAGCAATCAAACTGGAACTGAAGCATTCTTCAACGAAGTAGATACTTCATTCTCTGGTCAAGATCTAGGAAGGGATCGTACTTCTGGATTTAGTAGTGTAACTTCTGGATTCGGTACTACTGGACCCCAAACTGGAACCAATCCAGGTCTTCTTAACCCAACTGCAACTGCAGACCAAGCAGCATATAATGTAGGTCAAGGTCTTCGTACCGATGATGCAGAAGGATTAGGCGATACTGAAAATCCATTCAACGAAATGGCTTTCTCTATCGAGAAAGTTACCGTTACTGCAAAGTCAAGAGCACTCAAAGCTCAGTATTCACTAGAACTTGCTCAAGATCTTAAGGCAATTCACGGATTAAATGCTGAAGCGGAACTCGCAAATATTCTCTCAACAGAGATTCTTTCCGAAATCAACCGTGAAGTTATCCGTAGCATCTACAAGATCGCAGAACAAGGTGCTGCTACAAACGTAGCAACTCAAGGTATTTTTGACCTCGACGTTGACTCCAACGGTCGTTGGTCAGTTGAAAAGTTCAAGGGTCTTCTATTCCAAATCGAGCGTGATGCTAACGCAATCGCACAAAGAACTCGTAGAGGAAAGGGCAACGTCATTATGTGTTCTGCTGACGTTGCTTCAGCGTTGACTATGGCTGGTGTTCTAGATTACACCCCTGCACTTAATGCAAATCTTAATGTTGATGATACCGGAAATACCTTTGCTGGTGTTCTTCAAGGTAAGTATCGTGTATTTATCGATCCTTATGCTGCTAACGTATCATCCAACCAATACTATGTTGTAGGTTATAAGGGTTCTTCCCCTTATGATGCTGGACTATTCTATTGTCCTTATGTGCCCCTACAAATGGTACGTGCCGTTGGTGAGAATACTTTCCAACCAAAAATCGGATTTAAGACTCGTTATGGTATTATTGCAAATCCTTTTGCTGCTGGTACTGACCAAGATGAAGGTAAGCTTCTTCCTAACAGAAATCGCTACTATCGCCGTGTTCGCGTAGACAATTTAATGTGAGAATTAGTTTTTACAATTAATCAAGACCTTCCTTCGTGGAGGTCTTTTTTTTATGTCAATTTCACAAATAAATAATAATAAAAATGACACAATCTCCTTGGTCAAAACAATTATCAAATAAAAACTTTTTATCTCCAGTTGGATTTAAGTTCTCCATTACAAAAATTCCCAAAGTTGATTTCTTCTCAAACTCCACAGAAATACCAGGAATTAATCTTGGAGTTGCGATGCAACCATCTTATCTGAAAGATATTCCAGTACCAGGAGATAAAATTACTTATGATGATCTTTCATTAGAGTTTTTTGTAGATGAAAATCTAGAAAATTATATTGAAGTTCATAAATGGATAAGGGGACTTGGATATCCACATAGCATTCAAGAATTTATAGATTTAAAAGCAAATGATCAATATTACCCAGATACATCCACAAAAACACCATTTAATGAATATTCTGATGCTACTTTATTCATTTACAATAGCAATTTCAATCCAATAGTAGAAGTTCATTTTAAAGATGTATTTCCAACAAGTTTATCTCAAATAAAGTTCGACTCAAAGGCAAATGATATTAATTATGTTACCGCTAACATAGTTTTTAAGTATTCTATATACGATATAATTGTTTTATAAAATTATGAATATTGATGAAATTCAAACATTATGGGAAGAAGACTCAAAAATAGATCCAGATAATTTACACACAGAGTCAATTAAAATACCAGCACTTCACGCAAAATACTATAAAATCTATAATAATATTTTGCTTCTTAGAAAATTAGAAGAAAATAAATTTAAGATATTAAAGAAAGAAAAATGGATGTATTACTCTGGTAAATCAGATCCAGAAATCTATAGAGAACAACCATTTGATTATAAGGTATTAAGACAAGATATAGATAAGTATATGGATGCAAATGAAGAAATTTTAAAGTCAGTATCCAAAATGGATTATTACCAAACGATGTTAAATTATTTGGATAGTATTCTAAAAACAATATTAAACAGAACTTATCAAATTAAAAACTCCATCGAGTTCCTTAAATTTATTTCTGGAACCAATTAGAGGTAGAATAATGGGCAGTAACTTGTGTCTGGGGAGATAAAAGTTGCGGTCTCAGAGAAATAAAAAAATAGCAGAAAAAAGTATTGGAAATAAAAAAACTCTGGGGAAAAAAAGAAGCGAGGAGGCAAAAAGAAAGATGAGTGCCTCTATAAAAATTGCTTTACAAAACAGAAATAAATACTTATAACTTATATCATATTATGGTTGATTTAATTATACAAAAAAAGAATGAAATTTATTTAAAAATAGAAGCGGAACCACATATTCATCAAGAGTTATTTGATTATTTTACTTTTGAAGTTCCTGGTGCAAAATTTATGCCACAGTATAGAAACAAATACTGGGATGGAAAAATTCATTTGTATAGTAATCATAATGGAGAAATTTATGCTGGATTACTTGACAAAGTTATATCGTGGGCAAAAAAGTTTGAATATAATATTGAGTTTAAGCATAATAAGTTTTATGGAGATCCATTTGAAGAAAATGAGATGATTTCGCATGAAGGTGTCACAGATTATATGAAAAGTATCTCCAGATACGAACCAAGAGATTATCAAATTGATGCAGTTTATGATGCATTAAAATATAATCGCAAACTATTAATATCCCCTACTGCTTCTGGTAAATCTTTAATGATTTATTCTATATTAAGATATTTTGTAGATACTAATAAAAATATTCTTATTGTAGTTCCAACTACTTCTCTAGTAGAACAGATGCATAAAGATTTCGAGGATTATGGATGGGATGCTGAAAACTATTGCCATAAAATATATTCTGGAAAAGATAAGACTACAGATAAAAACGTGATTATTACAACTTGGCAGAGCATTTATAATCTTCCTAGAAAGTTCTTTGAAGACTTCGATGTAATAATAGGAGATGAAGCTCATTTATTCAAGTCTAAGTCCCTTGTGGGCATTATGACTAAAATGGATAACACAAAATATAGATACGGATTTACGGGGACGCTAGACGGCACACAGACACATAAATGGGTGCTTGAGGGATTGTTTGGACCATCTTATAAAGTTACTCAAACAAAAGAATTAATTGATAAGGGATATCTATCAAAACTTAATATTAAAGTTCTTCTTCTTAAGCATAATGGACATAAATTTAATGAATATGAAGAAGAAATACAATATCTAATCACACACCAAAAAAGAAATAATTTTATTAAAAATCTTGCTTTAGATTTAAAAGGAAATAGTTTAATTCTTTTTAATCGTGTAGAAACTCACGGACAACCACTTTATGAACTTATAAATAGTTCAGCATCAAAAGATAGAAAAATATTTTTTGTTTATGGTGGTGTGGATGTTGATGAAAGAGAAAGAGTAAGGGCAATTACTGAACAAGAAAATGATGCTATCATTATTGCGTCTTATGGGACATTTTCTACTGGAATTAATATAAAAAATCTTCATAATGTAATATTTGCTTCTCCTTCCAAATCTAGAATTAGAAATCTTCAAAGTATTGGAAGAGTTCTTCGTAAAGGAGATAATAAAACACAAGCAGTATTATATGATATCGCTGACGATATAACACACAACTCAAAAAAGAATTATACCCTAAATCACCTTATTGAGAGAATTAGAATTTATAATGAAGAAAAATTTAACTATGAGATTATACAAATAGATTTTAAGGAAAAAAATAATGTATGAAGAATTTTACGCATCAATCAAATTAGTATCTGGTGAAGAAGTATTTTCTAAAGTATGTCCTTGCGAAGAGGATGATAGAACTATACTTATACTTGATAATCCAGTAACTATGGAAACAATCACAATACGTCAATTTGGAATGACTGCTCTTAAAGTCATTCCTTGGATGAAACTTACAGATGATACGATGTTTATTATTGATATGAATAAAGTTATTACAATAACAGAAGTTGATGATAATATTTTTATTAAAATGTATAAAAAATACATTAGAGAAAAGGATGGAAAAACAGGTAAAGCAAAAGTAAGTCCAAATATGGGATATGTATCATCTATTGCTGATGCTAGAATATCTTTAGAAAAGCTTTATAAATCTAAGAGCTAATATGACCTTCAAACCCAACAGAGTGATTATAGGTATATTCCGATCAACTGTCAATCATTTTCTTTACAATTGATTGATTGATGTAGTATAATAACAAAATAATCTAGAAATAAAAAATGAATAAGGTAAGAAAAAATCCACATTATGTTAATAATAAAGATTTTCATGATGCATTAGTTGCATATAATATGAGAATTGATGCTTCGAGAGTAATCTACTTTGAGAAATACGATGTTCATCCTCCAGAAAATGGATTTTGGGAAGGAAAACCAAAAATACCAAATTACTTGGGAGAATGTTTTTTAAAGATTGCTACTCACTTATCATATCGTCCAAACTTTGTGAATTATATGTTTCGTG